CTGAAACTCCTCAAATGCGCCTCCTGTTTCATCGGTCAAACCAATAATATCCATCAAGATCCGCTTAACTGGCCCAGCCATACCTTTTCCAAAATGCCAGACGGTCAGGTTTGCGGTATCCTTGATTACCGCGGTCATTCCTAACAGTGAATTAGATAATTCCTTCAGTCCACCAGCAAATCTCTGTTCCAAAGATCGAACAATAGCCTCCATTGCTTTTTCAGAAGATATGCTTGCTTCCCCAATGTTCCCTAGTTCTGATTCTGCTATGCCTAGCTCTTTTGCAAACATACTCAGCGGTATTCTCAGGTTTAAAGCAACCTGCCGCAAATCCTGCAATGTTAGCTTTCCGGTAGAAGCTATCTGGGTGAATCCTGCCATAGCTTTTGCGATACCTTCCATGCCCGCGCCAGTACGACCTGCTGCATCACCAAAAGCTGTTAATGCCCGCATAGCTTGTTCAAAGTTATAACCAGTGCCCATAAGTTGAATCATCATGTCCTGCAAGAAAGGAAATTCAAACGGCGTTTCCTTGGCAAAGCGAATTAGATCCTGGAATGCCCGCTTACCTTCCTCTACACTGCCCATGTAGAAATCCAGAGACATCTGTGCTTGTTCAAACTCCCCGGCCAATTTTAGTGGGAAAATTATCCCTGCACCCAATCCAGTACCGGCACCAAGAAGGGCAAGGGGGCTGGTAAGTTTGCTTATTATGTTTTTGACAGTACCGGTAACCTTATCTTTGACTTGCAACGTAACGTTCCAAGCCTTACTGGTTATGCCACGTAAACGAGTTTGAACAGACCTTATGACTGACCAAGCCTTGTCAACAGCGCTGATTTTCAGCATGATCTCACGGCCAAATATCTTCCGGATGCGTTCGTTGGTCTTTTGTACCGATTTTTCAAAACGGTTGACCTTCCCCTCAGCCTGTTGCAGCGGTTTATCGGTCTGATCATCAACTATGATAGGTATTTCAACTCGATAGATTTCACCACCGGCCATGACCCGCCCTCCTCTCTATTTCTCTTACTTGTTCCTCTTCGGACTCCAGTTGCACCATCGTAGACGCCAGCATAAAAGCCCTAACTTTATAGGGCTTGGCATAAAATTCATCAGGGGGAATACCCTGCCGCTGAAAAATGTGATGCAGCAGTGTGGCTTTTCCCCCTGATTTTATGAGTTTTTTAAGGTTTCCTCTGCGGCTTCAGCCTCCTCATCGGTGTAACCACTAAGGCCCTCAATAATCTCGATGCACTTTTCTTTTTCTCCTCGTTTAAGGACCTTGTCAACCAACTGCCAGCCCGTTACCACGTCTGCTTTTGCCCAAAGGTCTTTATTATCCCAAATCACCTTTTTGTCATCAGGATGGGTAGCTGTGTAAATTACCAGGCTATTAAACTTCGCCGAATTGAACTCCCGTGGCACGGCCAAACTGCCCAACCTACGGTCTTTGGCCACTTTTGTAGCCTGGTCACGGCACTTCTCAAATTCACTGTCATCAAGGCCGCGAACCCGGAAGGAAAACAGTTTCTTACCGTCCCTGATAACCTCAAAGAGTTTGTATTCAATAATTGTTTCCATCGCCTCCAGAACGCCGCCCACATCCCGGAGTATCGCATCTTCATTACCCAAAAGCATTTTCTTCTTCTCTTCGTTCATGTTATCCCTCCATTATTGAGTATTGAGCGGGCGCCCGGAGTACACCCATGAAGTTCAACACCGCATCAGGTGCATTGTTCTTCAGGCCTGCAATAACTTTCTGTAACAGCCGAGCATCACGGATTACAGTTTCGGTGAAAGTCAACGTGACGGAGTAGCTCTGTGGGACAGCCCACGTCAACTTGCTTCCAGCAGGCTGGTAATCGGTATTGGTGTAGTTTACCTGAGCCTGCCATTGATTGACTTCCGCCAAAAAGTTTCCGTCGCCGTCGTACAGTTCACCATTATAACCTCGCAGAATACCTCTTGGATCAAAAGTACCACTATCTAACAGCTCCTGCAATTCAGGCGGTTCATTTACCCGAAATGACCAAGACCGGTTAATAATATCCCCCGAAGTTACGTTTGCAATGTCAATAGCACCGTCAGGTACACATGACCGAAAAATATAACGTCCATCAGCCATCTAAAACACCTCCATTATTGATTTTCAGCAGGCGGAGCAAACCGGAACTGGAAGTTAATGTAGACTTTCTCAGCGCTGTCAAGGTCATCAACCTGCACCACGAACCAGACTGAGTCTCCAACCGGCGGGTTGTTCGGGTCTTCGAAGATGGAACCCTGCAACAAGGCGCCTTCGGCAATCATCCGGTTGATAATGCCTTGTGCTGCAGCAATCAACGTTGCTCTGCCATCCGGGCTGTTGTTGATTTTTCCAATCAGCGGGTCCCATGTACCAGCTATCCTATCCATCAGGTTGTCCCTGGTCTTCACGCGGCGGATTTTCTTCCAGCCGGCGTCCATGTCTGCAGTCACTGTAATAAAGGTGTTGATACCGTATTCGATATGAATCTGCTTTTGAGCGCTCATTGTGAATATCAAGGCGCCAGACTGAATGGCCTGCTCAATTTCAGCATTGGTAAGCGCTCCAACCAGTTCGGTAGCTCCCCTCACTACATAGTGAGTTAAGGATTCTGTGATTTGCGCAGATGCAACCATGCCGGCCACTCTTGCAGCAGCCTTATAACCCTCCCTGGTTACATCGTCCCTACCCCTGAAGCCGTTGGCAACATAGATGATCGCCGGGTCATTGAAAGCCCTAGCACGGACTAACCTCGTCGCAAGAGAAACGCTGGTCGGTTCTCCCACCACGCCTAACACCCGCTTGCCTTCATTCCGCACCCGGTCAATGTAGGTCTGCACAACAGCATGGGTGACTGGATCCTCGGAATCTACTGCCAGCACATTCCAGTCTATTGCTTCGATTGCTGATAGTCCTTCACTATAACTTTCACCGTTCACAGTCGGGTCTTGACCACCGGTTAACGGCTGCTGAGTAACTGTTGCTAATGTTCCGCTACCATCTGCTATCTTTGTTGCAGTAATATAAGGGCTATTGGAAGCGGCTATAGCATCAACCAAAGCTTGCGGTTCTCCACTACCTTTAGCAAAAGTAATAGTCTGCCGCAAGGTGGCTCCTTCGTAAAGTAGCAGCTCCCGCTTGGTATCGTCCACCAGCGAATCTCGCACATTCACAGAGAAGTTATTACCACGAGTGCCTTCATATTTCGCGGTGAGATTGACAACGTTGGCTTTCTCACTGTCCTGCAAGTTAATGATAGCCTTTTGTCCACCACTGCCTAGACGGTATGCTACCACTCGCCGGCAACCGCCCCGGAACGCCTCGATTACTGCATCCGTTGTACCCTCGCTACCGAAAGTAGATGTTACGGCTTCGGCGCTTTCAAGGTACGTCACCTCCCCTAAAGGTCCCCATGAAGCCCGGAACAAAGCCGCCACAATCCCCTGGGGAATGATAGCTTCCGGTGGTTCTCCGATGTTGGTCACCCGGACGTATACGCCTGGTCTTATTTTTTGTTCACCTACTTGAAATACAGATCCAGCCATTTTACGCTACACCTTCCTTTCTAAAAACTTTTTAATTGCATCTTTAGCTTCTGCTTTAGTCATACAATCCTTATCAACCATTTTCAATGCCCCGGCCACCGCTTCTGGCTTAACGCCAAAAGAAGAGGCCGCTGCGATGAGCTCGCTGCGGCTATAAACGGTTCTGGACTTTGTCTCTATCTTTGTTTGCTGCTTTTTACTCAACTCCTTCACCCCCAATAAGAAGTGCCGGACGTATGGCTATTATGCCGACAGCCACCGTAGAAGTGTGACTTTCTATGTCGGTTACCTCAGCCTCATGGTAGTAATTTCTCGGCTTTAAAGCTTGCGTGTCCTCTGCCTGCAACTTTACAGTGAATGTATTCTCATCGATGGTGATCCCGTCCGGCGTCTCTTTTTGAACCAATATCTCTGCATTAGGGGCCTCGGCCATCGCCCACTTAATAGTCGTACCTTCCAATGATTCAACATCTTCGACTTCAAAAGTTATTTCCTTGTAGTCTCCCGCCCACATCTCAAAATTTTGGTCTTTTACAGCCATTCTCACCACCTGCCTATTCTTCGGGAGGTCCAGGAGGAGTATACGGCACAAATTCTGGACCAAACTGCCCTTTTAATACCGTCCTGATATCGCGCCTGGCCTTGATCTTTATTTCCTTATCCATACGGGCACGAAGTTTAGCCACTTTCTACCACCTCCATATCAATATCACCGCTTGCGACAATTTTCTTTAACATTTTATACTGTGCTATTGGCTGCAATACCCCAAACCTGGCAGTTAGTTGTATCTGCCCCCGCCGCATCGGATCGGCTTCGCTGTCGGCAGTCACCCTCAAAAGTTCCAGCGGGCCACCATCGGACATTTTTAACCTGCGCTGCTTTGCCAACCCCTCCGTCACCTTTCGTATCCAGGCCAACCGCACCATCGCAGAAGGGGCCAGGATATGACCGTTTATTTGAACCTCCATCCAGTTCACAGCCGCTGTAGTCTGCGCTGGAGTTAATCTCACCAGACGCCAGTAAATGCCCGGCTTATTATCGCCGGGAGACCACAAAGAAGGGTCAACTTGTGCCCCAACCGGCCATACATCTTTTACCCATGCTTGCAGTACAGCCACCGGATCCGGCTCATAGGTCAGCCCATTCAGCCAGCCTAAGGCAAACACCCGGAAGCGCAGGCCCCGGGTGATGGCATCCCATTCTTCGTCTACGAAGTCTTGCCCAGCACTACCCAAG